ACGTAGCAGGTAGTGTAAGTTGATACACATCTCCATCTATGTCATCTGCTAAAACTACAGCAAGACGTTGTTGGAATCTGCAAGCTCTACTGTTACCCATACCAGAGCCTTGTACGTTTTGCGGACAAGTTGCACAGTTTGTGCTTTGCGGATTTTCTACTGCCTCATCTGGTTTAGAAGAATCGCTAGACCAACAATCAGGTGCAATACTTTCTCCTGCAACATATGGACCAGAATAGTACTGCCTATGTAGTTTTGGCGCACCGTTTGTAACTACAATATTCATAGAACGATTTTCGTTCTTAGCAACTTCTTCTCCACCTACCATCAACCTAAAGACAGAGCCACGGATAGATATTCTTTTTAGTCCACCACCGGAACCCCCTCCAAGGTTTTTTGTAAGGTCATCATCTTGCACCTCTTTAAGATAGTCTGGTGCCGACTGTGTGAGTGAAAACTCAGCCATTTTAATCTCCTATTTTCTACGAACTGTAACGGAATATTTACTGTCAACGTTTAACCCTTCTGGTAATACCTCAGGGTTCTCTTCTAAAAACAACTTCATATTTGATTGATGTAGCCTCCTTTCTAATAAATCGAACGCATCATGGTTCTGGATAAAGTTATACATAGCCTCCCAATTATCAGTCCAATATCTGGCTTTGATAGTTTGGTATGCTGTGCCATGTGGGGTTTTAATACTTGTTGCGCCTGTTTCTTTTAAGATGTTCTGTAGCTGTTGATTGATAATATCCAACTGTTCATCTAGCTTGGCGATTTGTTGATCTGTTTCTTTGCGAATTTTATCTTTCGCGTCTCTAATTTTTAAGAGAACCTTTACTAACTCGTTAGCATTGAACTCTGACATGGTTTGTTTCCTTTCGTATTAAATTGTGTGTTTTCGTTAAACAATATAAGACACCTTGATATTAGCATTTTATTATTATAATTCCAACTCTTTTTTATAAAGGTCGACTAATTTAGTATGGTTTTTTAGTTTGCTTTGCAACATGTCATATAATCTCTTTTCCACAGGACTTCCTGATATATGAAATACAGTCATAGGGCTATCTTGTCCGGGCCTGTCTATTCTAGCGTTGGCCTGTAAATAGGTTTCCAAAGATGTAACAGGTGCATACCATATGATTGTGTCTGCGGCAGTTAGAGTTACTCCGTGCGATGCCGCCTGTGGTTGAATAATCAAAACGTTCGGATGTTTAGTTTCTTGGAATGACTTGAATATTTGTGCTCTTTTATTTACAGGCACAGAGCCGTTTATTATTTCGCTTGTAATTTTGTGTTTATCTAAAAACTCACTAAGTAATTGTATGGTGTGTTTGAAAGGCACGAATACTAGAACTTTATTACTAGCTTCTTCAATCACTTCGCGCACAACAGTTAGTCGGTTAGACACATCAAACTCTATTACCTCTTTATTGTCGGTATAGACTGCACCACCGGATATTTGTAATAGCTTGTTTAAATTAACAGCCGCATTTACAGAACTTATTTCTTCTCCGGCGGCGGTCATGTACATATCTTGTTTTAACTTTTTGTAAAATTTTTCTTGTTGTGCAGTAAGAGGTGCTTCTCTATTAACATGTGTCACAGGAGGTAAGTCCAGGCATTCTGCTTTTGTGAATCTTACTGCAGGTTGTAGCATATTAAATACTGTGGATTCTGCATCATCTTTTGGTATCCATTTAAATCTACCCACACTGTACATAACCATATCTCTAAACCTACCAAAAAATTTAGGGCATCTCTCAGGCACACAAAGTTTACCTAAACCAAACGCATCGACTGGAGATTGCGCTGCAGGTGTTCCTGTCATCATCCACAACCATGTATCGTCGTCTAATAGTCTTTGCATAGACTTCCATCGTTTTGTAGATATAGATTTGTATGCGTTGGCTTCGTCAATAATTATTAAATCAAAACCTGCTTTTTTGATGTCTTCTTCTACGATCTCTATACCATCATAGTTTATGATTACATACTCAGCATCTGAGTTGATTATGTCTTTACGTTTTTCTCGTGTACCATATGCTATGTTAACTGTTCTGTGCAGCGCAAACTTAAACAAATCTGCTTGCCACGCAGAGTGCATAATAGACAGCGGACATACAACTAACACTCTTTTAATTTTGCCGAGCTTCATTAGATAATCTGATGCCCAGATAGAAGAAGCTGTTTTGCCTGTACCTTGTTCGTTAAAACAAAAACCACGCTTAGTTATGGATAAGAAAGAAGCTGTTACTTTTTGATGCTCCATTGGCTCAAACTCACCTGCCCAATCGTAGTCTCTCTCCATAGGAGACGGCACATTTTTAAACCTAAGTTCTTTCAAAGCTTTAGCTTCTTCAAACCCCCAGTTAACTAATACTTTAGTAAACTCATTGTCTTTCCTAATGACTTTACTTTTAGTGATCGCGTTAATTATGCGATCAGGGTATTTAGTATTTACTAATAAAGCTTTATTGTCTACTACTTGCATTATGCGTTCTTTACTGATCTATCAGAGTTGCGTTTGAAAGATCTATTTGTACTAGCTTTAACAACTCTAAGGTTTTTCTTTTTATTAGTGCCTCCTTTAGAAAGAGCTTTTTTGTGGTCAATATCTTTGCCCTCTCTTTTGTCGGCTTTACCATTTTTGTTTTTGTCTACGCCTGTTTTATCCATAGCGTACCGAGCACGTTCACGAGCATTACGTCTTTCTTGCTCATCTTTTCCTCGTTTCTTTTGTTGTACGTATTCCTTTTTATAAGGTCTTGGTTTATTTACGTAAGGCATAGTTTTCTCCTCATATTTCACAACCTCCTGCAGTACAAGCCAATTCCTGTACGCCCTTAACATTGTCGTCTTCTTCTACTAACTTATTCCATTCAATAGTTGTAGGCATCTTAGCCAGCATTTCATTATACTCTTGTTCGGTGCATTCTTCATAGGGAGCTTGTTTGTAAGTTCCGCCATCCCAAGGCAAGAAAGATATGCCTGATATGTCGGTGAAGTTATTCCATACCCAAGCACCTACATCTAACCACTCATCTTCTTTTACAGAAATAGTTACCGACGGTTTATGCTCACACCAATGCTTCTGGTACATCATCCACAACTCCAAGTGGTCAACCGCTGTTAAGTCTTCTCTAACTTTACAACCGTCTGGAGATTTTATCGGAAAGGAAAACACAGCGGTCGAGTCTGGTTTCATTACACAATCCTCAGTAGGTATACCCGCTTCTTTTAAAAAGTGTGTGAGAGGGTCTTTTTTATCTCCACGAACCCTGCGAATATAATAAGGGCTATGTCTAGTATGAATACCACTGGCAGAATTAACAAGCTGACTAACAGTACCAGAAGGTTTGACGCAAGTGATCGAAGTCGATTGAGGGATTCCAAGAAGAACAGATAAGTCAGCGTTTGTTTTAACAGCCGCCTGTTTGAGTTGCTCAAGTTTTTGTTTAGTATCATCGTTGATTTCCGACATCCATTTATTATCTAGTATACCAGTCAACGACACTCCAAGAAGTCTTTCTTCTTCCGTGTTCTTTTTCCACACTTTCCGTAAATAGGGAAAGTTTGTAAGCGTAGATTGCCATGTACCTAATATAGTAGCCACTTCAACTTTTTCTTTTATAGATTCAAACGTGTCGTCCTCACGCACCACAACCTCTGAAAGATTACAGAATTGATATGGACGCAAAATTATCTCGCTGCAGGGGTTAGTTCCGAAGTCATAATTAGCATCACGTCTTCCTATTGACTTTACCTGTCTTCTTGAGGCGTCTCTAGAAAAGATACCTCGTTCTCCGGAATGGCTGTTATATAAACTTGTCCACTCATGCAAGAATAAACTTACATCAGGTTTCTCTTCATAGATAGCTGAATTATTAGCCAACGCTCTTTGACCGTTTTGCTCCCACCATGCGCCTGACTTACATTCTCTCATTCTTGAATCTTCTAAATCGGATAGAGAAATCATAGCCGACCTACGAACACCGCCGACCACAACAATTTGACCTATCATACACATGATGTCGTGACACTCTATAGAAGAAAGTTTTCTCCCGCTGGCTTGTTTGAACTTGTTGATGGTAAATTTAAACAACTCCTCTAAAGGCTCAGGACCACTGGCTCTACCACCAAATGTTTTTAGTTTTGCCCCTGCTGGTCGCACTTTAGATAAGTTCCATTTAGGTATTTCACCAGAATATAATAAAGCAATAAGTTGCCGCAAACTCTTAGCCCAACCTTCTTTACTGTCGGACACAGATATAGTGGTGTCTGACTCAAACATTTTCTCAGGTATTTCAGGAAGTTTTTGTACATACTTATGCTCTACAGAAAAGCCAACTCCTGTGCCACAAAGTAAAATATACATAGCTTCATCAAAAGCTTTGGGGTCGTCAATCGGTAAATAAGAACAGTTATATCCTGCTGTGTTATCACGTGCCAACGCTTTACCTGCTGTCATTATGGCTCGCATACTTGGCATAACTTCTAGGTTACATATTGCTTCATGCACTCTAAACTTAGTAGGCGTATCTACTACATGTCCATACTCGGCTTCTAGGTGACTTACCATAAAATCCATATACCGACTTACAGACTCATGCCAATCTTCTCTGCGGTTTTCTTCAGGTAAATATCTTGCGTAACGACTCTTGGCGATGAATTGACTATAACTATCCATTAGTTTCCTTTCATTTCTTTTATCAATCGGTTTAGGTACCACAATGCTTTCTCTAAATCTTGCACAAGGTTTTCTTTTTCTTCTGCCCTACTTAAATATTTCATTGCGTTCAATCGTAAATAAGTCTGAAACCCATGAGGTGTAGACTTTGCTTTTAAATACTCTATGGTCTCCATACCACCTTTCATATAATGCTCTGGATGGTTGACCATATCTTTTTCACCACCACACAAATCAATAGACCTCCTACTAACCATTACA